CGCGGTTCCACTCGGGCGCAAGCGCGACCCGACCGGTCTGCGGTTGGCCCGAAAAACGGCGCGGGAGGATCAGGGCAGGCACGGGTTACGCGCTCTGGGCGTCCGTGATCTCGGACAGGAAAGCCTCTAACGTCACAGCCTGCCCGGTGTTGCCGGTACCACGGACGTGCAGGTGCATCACGCCCGCGTCGATCTGGAGCCCCTTGATGCGGGAGATGGCATTCGCAGAGACGCCACCCGGCAGTTCATAAATCAGCTTCCAGTCCGCGCCCTCGGCCGCACCGGTCGGCGTGGCGCCGGAATTGTGCGCGATGAGCACCTGGATCGTCGCCTGAATGGCCGGGCCAGTGGCGCCGTTGGCGATCTTTGCGGTCAGGATGCCGCCATGCTTGGTGCGCATATCGACCGGCGTGCCTTCGGTCGTCGCGCCGGCGGCGTTACTGGTAGCCGCAGCGATGAGTGTGCGGGGCGTTTTAGTGAGTGTCGTTGTGGTCACAGGGACAGGCTCCCGTCATCGTTGTAAATTGCGACGCGCACGTCGTATTCGGGCACCGGGTCCGGATCGACGCCGAGTGCTTTGATCGCCGTCACCGAACCAGCGTCGAGCAACTCGAGCGAGGAGAGCGTGTCTAGCATCGACCGAGTATTTGGATCGCCCACGTCCAGTCCGTCCCGCTTGAGCCACGCCAGCTGTCTGGCGATGCCCGGCTGGTACGTCAGCAGCGGGTGCTCGGCCGGTAACCCCGAAACGGCCATGGCTTCGAGCGCGGACAGAAACGCCTCCCCATCAATCAGCCCGAGCGTCGAAACGACGGTGCGCTCGGTCGCGAGGTACATCCTTCGGCGCACCCGCCCGACCGACATCGCGGCGGCGAGGGCGTGCGTGTCAGGCACGAGCGCCTGCAACGCTGGGTCGGCGGCAATCGCAGCCCGTATTTCGGTTGGGGTCATGCCCTTCGGCTCCGGCAATAGTCCGCGAGCGTCTGCGGGCTGTAGGTCTGTGGATGACTCAGTTCGAGCGCTGCGGCACACCACTCGGAGCAAAACGAGGCGTCGCCGTAGTGCGCGCGTCGATTGAAAATCTGCGAGCCGATCAGGCCCCACCAGTCGTACGGTTGGCCGATCGTGCCGTACCAGTGCGCGATGATCGCGTCACGGCTCGCCCACGGCAGATCGATCCAGTCCCAGCGGTCCGAGCGCAGTTCGATCGCCTTCGCGCGAACGCCGCCGTCCTGAATCGACGACGAGAAGCACATCCCATCGACCACGAGTTCGCAGTGCGAGTACTCGGAGCGCGTCCACCAGCGGATCAGCGCCGCACCGATGCCGGCAACGGTCGTGATCGGACGGCGGTGCTTGTACATCGCGAGCTGGATCATTGGTTCCTCATCCGTTTCCACCATCGTTCTATCGCCCATGCAGTTGCGCCGATCGCCATCAGCCAAGAGCCAATGACGATCCCGCGCAACGGCATCGGACTGGCTTGCTCCGCGTCGTGCTCGGCGGTCGCACCCTCAAACCCGAACAGCGCCCGCATGGGATGATCGAGCGGGGCGGGCGGCGCGTAGCTCGACAGCGTTCCGCCGGAGCCAAGGTGCATGACGTGAGGCATGCCCCAATGGCTCGACTTGCGCATGACCAGATAGCCTCCCTGCTCGTGCCAAGGCACGAGGGATTGCGAGAGGCAGTTTTTCGGGATCACGCGCGAACTCGGATCAGTCAGCAAGGATCAGTTATCGACCTGGATCGTGAGCGCACCAACGCCAAAACTCGGTGCGGCGTCGCCGTTGTTGATGGTCTTGTCCGTAGTAAGCTGCGCGCAGATGATCATGTTCCCGGCGGTCGATGCATCGCTGATAAACCAATGCGTGACGCTTCCCCATGCTGCGGTCGGGGCGGGATATGTAACGGCAGTGCCATTTGCGATCGTGCCGTTTCCTGCGGTCGGCCCGGTCCAGTTCGTCCCGTTGCTGGTGACTGCGACGCGAGCGTAACTCCCGCCCGTTACCTCGGTTCCTGTGCTGGAGTCCGAGCATGCGCTAGTGGACAGCCCGACGTATGTGGTGGCAGGCCCGGTGTAGGGGGTGCCCTGAAAAACATGGCCGAGAATTGCGCCTTCTGCGTAGTCGGATAGCGCTCCCGCCGACGCGTGCATCGGCGCAAACAGAGCAGACACAAGCATGACGGCTGCGAACAGGTATTTCGTGACGTATTTCATTTCAGCTCCTTCGGTGGGTCAGTAAGTCTTGCGGCAGGTTTCGTGCACCCGTCGGCATTGGCCGGCGGTTTCGATGAGTTCGTGCGTCCAGATCACGACGGCGGTGTCACTGCTATCAGTGAGGCTCGGCAGTGGCGGGCACGGGGTCAGGCATTCCGTGGGGCGCTGCGTCGGCGCCGGCGTTTGCGGCATCGATGCTTGCGGCGATGTCGCGCACCCGGTCATCAGGCCAGCGGCAATCAGGGCGAGAATCGGCGCGCGCGGCATTTAGCTGGCCTTTGAGTTTTGCGGCACGAGATGCAGCGGCCTGCCCTGCATTTCGTAGGGCTGTTTCAAGCCTGCGTTCGGATTCAGTCTCAGCGTCTTGACGTGCAGCCTGATGAGTGACGACGATGGCCGCTTGCAGGGCAAGGGCAGCACGGCCGCGCTCCACATCGATGCCGTGGCCGTAGCCAGTCCAAGCAGATAGGCCGGCCAACAGAACGGAGACCAGTAGTAGGTAGGCGAGGTGCACACGTCACGCTCCTGCGGCAACGATGCCGCGCTGATACCGGACCGCGTGACCCGGTTTGAATACTGCGGTGAGCACGTCGCCGCGCGGGGTTTCGCCCACGCGAGCGATGCCGACGTGCGTCCAGTCGCCTTCGAAGATCAGTTGATCGAGCACGATCCCGGCGGACTGGATGGCGCGACAGACTTGCAGCGGCGACAGGGTGCGGACGACGATGTCCGCGGCTCGCCCGTCCATGTGCGCGCTGGCGCGACTCCCACCGATGCGGGCGTTGAGTTCGGGTGATCGGTAGCCGCTCGTGATCTGGATCGGCCGATTGCCGATGGCGGTCCGCACGCGCTCAAGCGTTGCTGCAAGCCGGATGAGATTTAGCCCGGCGCTGTCCGTCGGGGTATTGTCGAGGCCGTGCCGGGTGGCGGTTTGCGACCGGACGAACTCGATGAGGTCGAAATGAGATGCGATCTTCATTTGTCGATCCCCATCATCCGATCGCGGAATCGCTCGTACTGCATCATCGCGCGCGTGCCCGAGTGGGCCGAGATGGCGACGAGGACCGAGCGCAGTAGTCCGTCCATTCCGTACCATTCACAGATCATGTGCGTCACGATCGCGGCGAAGATGCAGACCGCCCCATCCAGAGCCAGCGCGGACCAGGAAAACCGTTCGCCGGCCCGGACTTTCGCGGCGTATTGCGCGAGTGTCGCGAGGCCCGATAGGAACAGCGTCGTGATCCAAGGGAACAGGTGCCCAAAGGCGTCGGCAGCGGATCCCCACAGGCCGGGGTCTTTTTCCGGCATCACTGATCTTCCGGTCCGGGATCTTCTTCACTCGGCGCAACCACCGACTGACCGCTTTGAGCAACTCCGGCCTTGGACACATGAGCGGCATTCGATTCGAGAACGATGCCGGCTTCGTCAGTCTTTTTGCGCCACGCTTTGATCTGCTCGATCACGTCTTCCGGCCGCTTGCCGCGCGCGCGGATGATTTCGGTCTCGGATGCGAAGCCGCTTCGTACGAGTTCTTTCGACGCCTGCGCCTCTTTCATCGGATCAATCCACGGCATCGCCTGCGCGGTATAGACCGCTTCCGCCTGCGTGCCAGACTTGAGATCGGCCGGCATGCGCACGATGCCGCCCAGGTGCGCGGCCGAGACGAACTGCCCCCACACCGGCTCCACGATCTCGCCGACGAATTCGTCACACAGGACGGCGTAGTGAATCCACTGCTCGACCAGCTCCTGGCGCTGTGCCGAATACGTGCCGTTGTAATCCTTGCTGACGCTGGAGTTGCTGGCGCCGATGCCGGCCGCGAAGGCGCGGAGCTGCCCCTGCCGGAAAGTTATGAGGTTCGGGTTCGGGCGCTTGCTGTCGATCAGCCCGATTTCCTCGCCGACCGCCAGGTCGTCGATGATCATGCCGGGCTTGAACGCGATCTCGCGCGAACCCTGCGTGGCGGAAGTCTGAGCGTCGTACAGGTCGGGCGTGCCGCGCTTGACGTACGCGGTGAGCATGGCACTGATCTTGGCTGCGACCCGCTCGGACTCTTCGTAGTCTTTGATGTCTTCCATCCGCGTGATCACTGACGCGAATTCGGAGACCCCTCGGACTTGCCCGATGTGGTCAATCGTGGCGAGGTGCAGTAGCCGATCCCACGGGACGCGCTTTGTGGCCTGCCCGGTCGGCAGGCCGATTTGCGCCACGTCGGTCTTGAGCACGTGCGCGGCAATGGGCTTGCCCCACTGATTGCGCTCGATGCCCTGCAAAATGTTCTTGTTCGGGTCGCTGTAGTCGATCGGGCAAAGTTCCGCCTCAAACGCCTCGAGCGAGAACGGCACGCGGGTTCCATGATCGAGATCCGGGCGGAACCCGGTGATCATCTGCGCGAAGACTTCCCCGTCTCGAATCCATGCACGGGCCAGCGCGCGTTGCAGTCGCGACCACGGCATGCGCTGCGTGACATCCGGGAAGCGGCACCAGTCGCGATACGCCTCGAGCAGTTCAGCGGCGTACTCGGTATGGATCGTCCCGTCGTTGCGCCGGGGCTGCGGCTCGACGCCGATGCCATTGGGGCCGACGACGTTATTGACGAGTACCCGCAAGGCACCGCGCGACAGATCGTGATTGCGACACAGGTGCCGGGCCTGAGCCCGAACCGCCGCGGCGCCACGCTGCACCATTTCGTTCTGCGATCCGCGCTCTCGATGGAACTTCCGAAGGCGTGACGGCTCGCCGGCTTCGTAGTGGGCGAGCACCGACCGGGCCGCCCGCCGGCGCATGGCTGCGGCAGGGGAAAAGTAGCCGATGAAGCGGTCGATTGCGTTCATGCGACCGACGCGCCGGACAGGTCGGCGACGGCGTAGTTAAGGCCCGTGCCACCGGCGGCGATGCGCTGCTCGCGGGAAACCTGCTGCTGAAGCCGATCGATCTGCGCCCGCACGTCTGCAAGCTGCGCCATCCGGTGCGTCCGGCCGAGACCGCTGGCTTCCTGCGCTTGCAGGATGGAAACCTCGGCGGCGAGATAGGCGGCGAGTCGGGTTTCGTTGACGGTCGGCATCGGTCGGCATGGGCAGTGTATTGCCCGACAACGTACCGACATGAGTGCGACATTTTCAGGGGTTGCGTGAGACTTTATGCAGTCTCGCTTCGGCGATGGCGCGGCGCACCGTCGCTTCGCTTAAATCAAACTTAAGGCTTAAAGCACCAATGTTGGCCCCGTTGAACTCTGCCCAGATTCTGGCGTTCCGATCTGCTCTGTCCGCCGCGTGACTGAACGGCAGGTAGTAGTCCGCGCCGGCATGACCTCGCAGTGCTGCCCCTCGGGCGATCCCCGCGGCGAGCTGGACGGCAATGTCGTCTGGCATGCACGCGAAGGACTTCAGCCCATCGGCAACGACGTCGACGAAAGATGTGGAACTCATAGGCGGGAACTCCAGTCTGATCGGGCGATGATGTTTTTCCTCGGCGTTGCAGTCGGCTTTGCGGGATTGACGATCCGCTCCCGCCGGTCATGCGCGGTGACGATGAACGGGTTCTGCTCGGTTCGGCTCGCCCACCGCGGCGGCGAGTCCCACGAGAACGGCGCGCGCGGATTGTTTGCGCCGACGCTGTAGGCGACCGCATTCACGATCACCCATAGGTCGAGGGTTTCGTTCCGCTCGCGCACCTTCCGCCATTTGCCGTCCTTCCCGCGGACCTCGGCGTTCAGCTCGTCGAACCACCACGTCTTGAGCCAGGACGGCAGATGCATGAACGCCGGGCCGGGGGTAGATCGACGCTTCGATGCGGCGATCTGGTCTTTGAAGTAGTCGGTGGAAACGGACAGGTACGGCGATTTCAGGCGGTTGGTTTTCCCGGTCAATTTCGACTCGACCACCGGTACCGACTGCCGGGTGCCCGCGCCTTTCGTGAGGGCCACGCGCGACGCCAGCCCGGCAACACGGATACGCTCGAGCCACGCCTGCGCGTTCGGGGTGACGCCGGCCTCGCCGCCAAGGTCGACGCCGACGCGAAACACCATCATTTCCATGCCGTCGTGAAGCTTGTAGGTGCAGTGCAGCACCTTTCCCGTGATCGCATCCCAGTCTTCCGGGTAGCCGGCCGGGTCGATCCGGATGCCCTCGCCGCGCGGGGAGTCGGTGATGTCGTAGCGATCGACGATGGACTGCTCCATATCCGGGCCAATCGCATGCACCTGGACGACGAAGCGCGCATTCTTTCCGCCCTGCACATCGACGGCGGCGATCAGGAACCGCGCCCAGTCCGGTACGTAGAATCGCGGCAAGTCCTCGACACGTTCCTCCATGCCGGCCGCTTTGTCGGTCAGCAATTCGCGCGGGGTGTAGGGCATGCCCTGGTCGGTGTTCGTCGTCGCCTTCAGCGTCAGGTCCGACCCGCTCATTGCGAATTCACGAAGACCCTGCAGGTAGCGAAGGATCAGGCTGTCCCACTTCTGGTATCCGGCCGCCACGCCGCCGAGCCAGTAGGACGCGATGCTCGATTGCATGGCCTCGCCGGTAATCGTCCCGTCCCTGTCCACGGTCTGCATGTCCGCGACCCAGCGCGCCGTTTCGATCTTGTTGAGGCTCGGCTTCCACTTCTGATCGATCAGCGATCCGCAATGCGGGCAGACGACGGACGCGTATTTTTCCGACAGCGCGGAAAGATTCGACCCTCGGACGATATCGAGCAGGTCTTCCTCGTCTGGCATCAACCCAAACAGCTTGAGACCCGGCGAGGCCTCGAAATACTCGGAACAGTCCGGGCACTTCCAGTACCACCGTCGGCGGTCGCCCCGGTTGTAAATGCCGATGATCCCGGAGCACGGCGGCGCCTCGTGCGGTGTCGCGGGCGTGAATGACGGGTCTTTCAAATCCCGCCCCGGTGACGACTCAACCATCAGCATGCCGCGCGATAGAAAGGTCTGTGTGCGCTTCAGGCCGAGCTGGTACGCGGACCCTTCCCCATCGATGTCTTCTGGGAACCGGTCATAGTCGGTCTGCGCGACGTACCGGTAATCCGATGACGACATCTGCGAGGCAGAAGGCCATCCGATCTTGAGCCACATGCCATTCCGGAAAAGCTTGTCGTGCGTGTTGTCATCGTGCCCGCGAGAACTCATCAACTCGCGAAGCTTCGGGCTGTGCCGGATGGCTCGGTCAATCCGGATCTTGCTGTACTCGCGCGCCTTCTCTTGGCTCATCTGCGTGATGAGCATGTCGCCAGGATCGTGGCACACGACATGCGACACCCACCCATCGAGCAGGCCCATTGTCTTGCCCGTCCGGGCAGGGCCGACAAAGCAGACCGCTTCGTGCTTGCGCGATGCGAGCATGTCCATCGGCTCGACCATGTAAGGGGTCTCGGCCGCAGACCACGGGCCGGAGTATCCGCCCGGCTGACGAATGACCAGCGCGTCCGCAGCGCCGCCGGACACAGAGATCCGTCGAGGCGGACGAAGCGCGGACGACGAGTTCCGGATGATCGCCCATGCGCCCGGGTTCGTCATGCCGCCTCTTCCTCGAGAACCGGCCCGAGTTCTGACAGCCTGTCGGCGAGCGCGTCCATCTCTTCGAGCAGCGCGACCTCGACCGCCTCCGCGACGGATGCGTCGATTCCATGCCTGCGCTCGAGGTTGTCCGGGATGGACCGCATTCCCTGCGCAAGCGCTGCAAAGGTTGTGGCGATCACGGTCTCGACCTCAGATGCCGGGATCAGCTCGCGGTCCTTGATCTGCAGGTCGCGCTTGCGGGTCTCGCCTTCGTACCACGCCTTTCGATCGGATGGCGGCAGAGAATCCGGATCGACATCCGCGTCGCCGCGCTGCCCGGTGATCCTCCATTCCGCTACGGACAGCAAGTCGAAAACCCACGGCGTTGTTCTGGACCCTCGGGTATCGACCGGGCAGCCGCGACGAACCCATCCGTCGAGCGCCTTCAGGGAGACATCGAAGAACTCGGCGCACTCTGCCTTGTTCGCCCGACGTAGCCGGCCTACACCGGAGACGGCAACGACGCTGCTCAACGAACCACCCCCCTAGATGGGCCGAAAAACTGTCGAAGAAGGCGATCGATTAGATTACC